TTTCTTGCATTGGAGCAGCATTGCCTCTCATGGCGTTAATAACTTCTTCAAAATTTTGCGCGGCATCTATGCCTTCCATGGTGCCTGCTAAATACTCTAAACCAGCTTGTTCGCCGCCCATGGCAGCTTGTTGTTCCACAGCATTAATTTGATCTTCCATTTGAGGAGAAACTGGTGCTGGTGCCATTTGAGGAACTGGGCCTCCAGCTTGTCTTTCAATCACGCCACGACCCATCAAAATGTCTTTTTGTGTAACCTGACCGTCACCGCTTAAATCAGGAAACTTACTTACGTTTCCTCCAGCAGCAAACATAGATCTATTCAATACCGTCATACTGGCGATCCTCCAAACATTCCTGCTCGATTTAAGCCCATTATGCCCATTCCTAGTCCGGCAACCTGTTGAGCAAAACCGGGACTAGGTTGTTGCGAAGATTGCATCATACCTTGAGAGCTAGGCAACGCCTTGGTTAAATCAGCCAAGAATCCTATTTGTTGGAAAGGATTCTGGTAAGCCGCTTGTTCTGCAGCAAACTGGTTGTTAAGCACGTTTTGAGCTTGCTGTTGGGTCATGCCTCCGTAACCTAACAAGGCTTGAATATCTGCTGCTCTCATGGCCTGTGCTTGACCGCCAAGTCCTGCTTCGGCTTGTCCCAGTCGTCCCAGCCCAAGTCCTAATTGACCCGTGGCGGACGCTAAGCTACCTATGCCCTGTGCAGCCTGACCTCTGGCTTGTGCCAGTCTAGCCATTTGATCCACGTCGCGTTGTCCTAGCTGCCCGTACTGGAGACCTAGTTGACCGCCTCGCATAGCCATGTCAGCTAAAGACTGTTGACCAGCAAGACCCATCTGACCACCTAGTTGAGCTAATTGGCCTCTTAGTTGTGCGCCTCGTTGCTGTCTTTGTTGACTTTGTTCAAAAGCCTGCTGCGCTTGTTGTGCAGCCTGCTGGTAACCTTGAGTTCTAAGTTGTGCCCCGGTTCGTGCTTGCTGCTGCAACACGTTACGACCAATTTCAGCTTCTTGTATGCCACTTCTGGACCCACCGAAAGCTCCTGAACGCACACCTTGCGCCCGGGCACCTATTTTTTGTTGCTCTCCCAAACGGGCCAGTTCCGCTTGCTCAGCGTCAATTACCTGTTGGGTGTAGGGGTTCATAAAGTTTTGAATAGTATTTGGGTCAAACTGACCTCCGGTTCCACCCAAACTTTGCGCGGCACCGTAAATATTCTGTTGCGTAGCTCCCATAATCCCGGGGATTCCAGCCGCTGCTCGGTTTAAACCGCGTAAAGCTTCGCTACGAGTTTGATAAGGAAGCCCTCTGGTTCTGTCAGCTAATGCGCCTGCACGTTGTAAACCAGCAATAGACGCGCCTTGTTGAGCTAGTGCTTCGGTCATGGCTGGTATCGCGCCACTACCTATGGCTGATTTAGCCGCTTGCAAAGAGCCTAGCGCACCCTGCAAATAAGGTTCATATCCTCCAATACCAGCACGGAGCATGTCTCCCGCTGCCATTGTTTCACTAGAAAGCCCTGCAATGCCACGGGTAGGAGGTAATATTCCGGCTTCTTGTAGTTTTTTAACGTAATCAAGACCAGATTGGTATACCCCAGTCTTATACGCTTCTATTTCAGGAGCTTCGCGGACTATTTGACTAGTGGTTGTAGTTTCCGTCATTACGCGACCCTCTCAAAATTTCGCATCAGGTTATACATGGTTTTCATGCCAGCCTCTCGGCTTCCATTTCCTGCACCTCGTACAGCTTCAGCTGTCATTACAAACTCGCCATCGGAAAGCATGGCTGGCACGTCGTCCGAGGTCTCTGTCCCGGGACCATAAATAGCCCCTATTCTTGGAGGAAAATCCATGGAGTCTATACTACCGCCAGCCGCTCTACCGTATGTTGGTAGGTTAAAATCAACAGTGTATTGTTCCGGGTTAGCTCTCATTAAATCAAACCCAGTTTGACCAAATGGTCCGCTGGACATGTCTACTTCAATTTCATCTGGTTCGTTAAGTTTACCAAGTACCATGGAAGCTCCCAGCAAAGGCGCGTATTGCCGCATCATGCCGGGTTTTAAATCTGCCGCCTGTAATTTTAACTTAGCTATTTCTGTATTATTTAAAGCACTAAAAGGTTTACCAAACATAGCTTGAGAAATTTTGTCGTAGCTAGGAACGCCGGGGAAGAAAGCTTCTTTTGCTGACTCAAAAACCCCTTTTCCTCCGGGTTTAAAAATGTCTGCAAAAGCTTCACCAAACCGTCTTGGCCGTAAAGACTCTACGCCGGCAGGAGCAGAAGAAGAAGGTACTGGTTGAGGCGGCTCGGGTTGAGAAGGCACTGTAGGTCGGCTTTGAGGCTGCTGTGCTTGCTCGTACAAGCCCCTACTGTAAGTTGTTGTTTTCCTTCCGTCCGGGAAAATTTGTTCCACAGCACCATCGCCTCTGTTGAAAACAACAGGTTCCCCTTTGTAACGTTGTTGCGCGATAAACGTGTTTTTTTCGGTGATGGTTTTACTACCACCCGGCAACGTTTCTACTATGTAACCGTCTCCCCTATCCACAGGCAAAGATTCAAACGATGGAGCTTGTTTCGGATCAGGGGCACCGGGAAGACGTTCTGCAGGAGCTGTAGCTTCACTAGCTACGCCTTTTTCTACTGGAATATCCTTTGCTTCAGGAAAATATTCGGAAACATCTTTGCCTTGTGCTTGGAGTTGACGTTGATACATACGTTGCTGCATTCTTGCGGGCAACGATCCAGCAACGCCCTCTCTGAAACCGGCTCCAAAGCCTTCTCCAGTGCGTAAACCCTCAATGCCGCCTGTAACGCCTTTATATAGACCACCTACTGCGCCGCCTATAGCCGCTGATTTAAGAGCGTCACCAAAGCTACCGCCTTGAGTCAAAGTAATAATACCGCTGCTTAACGCAGTAGACGCCATGGCTCCCATTCCGGGGAACACGGTATTTAACACAGCAGGTAAAACAACATGAACTACTTTTTTAAATACGTCTTTAATTTTTCGGCCCAATTTCTTCAAAAAGAACTCAGGCTGACCTGTGACGGGGTTAATAGAATTTAGTTCGTTACCAACAACATAGCGTTCCGGGTCAATACCCATTGTACGCATCTGTTCAAAAAGGTTTTCTTTTAGCTTGGGGTTTTTCTCAAAGACAGCCATGGGGACCACAGTCTCGCCCTCTGCTGCGTGGACCATGTACTCATCTTCGTGGCGACCATACTCCGCCAGCTTGTCCGCTACTTTTTTAACTTCGGCAATGCCGCTACGAGGAATGTCCTCGTTATCAGCCCAAGAACCACTAGTAGCAGTCAGAAAGTTAGCAATCCCGCCCGGAGGTATCTCCAAAGGGGGTTGGTCTAGTAATTGATCATAATCAAGAGCAGCTTCGGCCATAACTATACTTCTTGACTTATAAAGTTAAACATCATAGCACTCATACTACGTTATCTCCACGGTAATGTTGCCATTTGCAATGACTTGAACAGTGCCCAAAGCACCCGTTGCGCTTAGTCCTGCGGTTTCAGGAGTAGAAATGTTTTCCCATCGGTCACCTAACCAGACTTGAAGGACGTTTTCCGTCAAATTCCATATAACGTCCCCGGTTTCAAACAAGTTTTCATCACGGTCTGCAACTAAAAAAGACGGGGTTTCGTTAGGATCAAACCGGTTTAGGCTAAGTTCCAAGGAACGTATGGCACGGTTATACGTGTCTGGAAGCACCTGATCTCCCAGTTCTAGCGGTAAAACGCCTTGCAGAAGCCTAGCCACTAACGACGACCATTTGGACGGATGTCCAGTCGAGTGCCGCCAATCCTAAAACCCACACCCAGTTGTGTTGCTGTAGCCGCATCATCATCAGATTCAAAACGAAGAACAGCCTGACGAGCGCGGGCGCGTAAATCAATCTTGGAAGTAGACGCCGTAAACGCGCTGGTACTTTGCGTCGTCAAGGAATCCCCGGGGTAATTACGGGTTTTAAGGACGGTGTTGATTTGTTGGTTATCACCTCCCCCCGTAAATTTAACATCCGGAATCATACGACGAATAAATTGAAAGTCCTCCCCTTCACCAATATCAAAATCGCCAGATTCAATAAACACGTTGGTCATTGGAGAACCGTCATCATCGTTGCCAGTTTCTTGGTTATATATGTAATGCGTTCCGCTAACTGACCCGGCTGCACGGGGGTTGTTTTCAATACCTTCGTCAAGCCACGCGGTCCGTGCAAGCTGGCCGATAGCCCATGCACCGTCAGAGTAATTAAAAGTAACGTACCGGTCTGGTAAGTCAGAGCTGCTAGAATTATAAAACCAGCCTACTTCATTAAACTGCCTGTTTAAAAACGCAAAAAACTGAAAGTTTTGGGACTCATTAATATCGTCAAATACATAGCTGTGTACCAAGCAAGGGACGTTTTTAACCGCGCCGTTGTACACATAGAAACCTTTTCGATCCATCCAAAAAACACCTGCAGGTGAATTAACTGCTGCATTCGGGCCAATCAATCCTACTCCTTCGTTAATTAGCGTAACGCCAAAGGTAAAAGGAGGACCAATAAACTGAAGGCTGTATAAAGACGTGTCTGTCCAAATTAAAGTTTCTTGTCTTGCTCGTAGACCGCCTATGATTTGAGAACCAGAAGATAACCGTAAAGATCCGGCGGTGTTTGTGCTTTTTGGTTCCCACTCCAATATATTTTCTTGATCGCACCAAGCAATTAGCAACGGATCGATTACGTTGGTTCTATTGGGCAATTCAAGTGGGTCCGCCCCTAAAACAAGAACATGGCGATCCACCGATGAAACAAGTATTTGAAGACCTAATGTAGGGGGTACATTAGCCCCAGACAAATCTTCTAACGCTTTAGCTCTGACCGCTGTAGTGTCTGAGTTATCCCAATAAAAAATACCGCCAGCCCTTACACAGGAAACCATGTCTTCGCCAAAATTATCAATTGACCACAGACGTAGCTGGCTAGAAGCACTTAATCCACTAACAGATCCAAAAGTGCCGCCGCCCCAAGTACCAGATCCCCAACCAGAACCAGACACAAACGTATCTAGTCCAATGTTAATTTGATAAGCCCCAACTACGCTGCTGCCGCCATTGCCGCTATCACTAGCGTTAGCGGTTACGGTAGCTCCCGAAGTGTCTTTTGCAGTAAACGTGTAGGCGTTAGCACTGGTTATAGTAGCTATTTCATACTCTTGATTAAGCACCGCAGCGGTCACATTACCACCTAAACTTGCAGATCCGCTAAAAGTTACAAAATCCCCTTCTACTGCCCCGTGGTTCGTGTCTGTTGCTGTAATAGTAGAAGAACCATTACTGGCTGAAAAAGTAACATCTCCCGCGCTTGTAGTTAAACGAAGCGGAGTTACATCGTAAAACGCATCACCCTCTTGAAGGTAAAGTTTCAAACGGGTGCCTATGCCTAAGTATTTTGTGCCTTGCAGATTAACCCACGCATGAAGTTTGCGCCCGGTTCCTAAATAAGTGTTAAGGGTGTTTTTAACCCAACCACCTATTTTCTCCGGAAAACCTTTTCTAAACCGAACTAAATTACCGTCAAACCAACCGCCTTCAGCTGTGTAAGCAGTGCCTTCTTTGTTGATTCCCGGGTTGAATAATAGTTTTTGTAATGCCATAACTCACAATCATAAAAACTTTGCGGCCACTATTGTTGCCACCATGAAGGGGTAAACACCCCATATCATCATCTCAAGCTTCTTGAACTTTTCAGATCCTTCATCCAAGCGTTTTTCAATATTTTCATATCGTACAGCACATTCTCTTTGATGCGCTTTAATTTCGCTTAGAGCCTCTTGGGATTCCGAACTCACTTTTTCTTTTTTTGCAGACTTTTTTCGATTTTTTTTGCTTGAGCTAGGTGTAATTTGCTTGCTCCTTTCAACTCTTTTATCAACTTACGTTTTTCAGCATTAGTTAGTTCAGTCATTAATCTGACCTCTTTACAAATTTAATCGGGTTAGTTGTGCTGCCTTCTTTTGCTTTGCCTATATTCAAAGCTGCAATCTCCACAATCTTGTACAACCGACCAATCAATGCATCGTCTTTTGGAGTGGGAGTAAGGCTGCATATAATTGATGCCGCACATACAATACCCGTTACTACAGATATTATATTAAGAACAAAATCCATTACTGTTGCTCCGCATTAGATGCTTCTAGCTGCTGTGAGTACCAGTTAAATGCTGCTACATAGGTATCTAGTTGCTTTTGATTAGCGTTAATTACGTTGGTAATCTGCCCAATCTCTTCTCTAAGCTCATCCATACGAGCAGTTAACATCTCAGGGTTAGGAGGAAGCTGAGCAACTTCAGCTTCTTCTACAACCTCTGCCTCTACAACTTCTTTAGTGTCTTGTTCCATCTTCCTCTACCTTCCAAACATTTAAATTTGCAGCGACTGTGCGCCGTTCACCTTCACCCTCAAAAGGGTAAACCATATGTGTCAACCAGCTAGGAAACATCAAGAACTTTCCGACTTCTGGCTTGATTACAAAACTTTGTGGAGGAGCTAACCGCTCCGTATCTAATAAACTGTTTCGGCCATAGCTAAACGCAAGGCAACCGTCTGCGTTGCCTGATGAGTTATATAAGCTGTATTCTGCACTTCCCGCTGTAGGCTGATCTAGTATTTGTTGTGGTACTTTTGTCCAAGTTGTGCAGGAGACTCCCATAATAGTTTTAGTACCATGATCATGTATGGGATTATAATCGCCAGCGTAAGAATGAACAGACCAAAGCTCATCAGTTAATACCTCTCTTTTACCTTTTAGTGGATTACCAGACTGAGCGCAGAACTGCTTCACGTAATCCATTGCCAAACCCTGAATCGTCCAATTAAAGTCCTTTAACTCTTCACAATGATGATCCATTGTGAGCTGCTGGCCGTGGGCTATCTGCCCTACCAACGTACCCGCATGACTCTTGCGTTTTTCATCCACCATCAGCTTATCTAAGTAGTCGTTAAGAGTGCCTACCATACTTTCAGATAGCTGCGCTTCCAACATAAAAACCGCTGGCAAGGTATGAAAACTGTAATGCTGCTGTTCCATTAGCTGCTAGGTATTACATAGTCGTTATCAGGCACAGGCTCTTTGGGTGGGTTCGTAATAACAGAGTCGTATTGACTAGCAAATACTTCATCCCACAAAGCCGTTGGGCAAAGTTCTTCAAGGTCTTTTTTAGTCCAATCACCTTCAGCTTTAGGAGTAAAATTAGTTTTAGTTTCATCGCCAACTTTATAAGTTGCGTCAAGGATTACACTTTTGTCGCTAGTATAATAATCAGCTTGACCTTCTGTACCCTGTTCGTATTTCATCCCTAATTCCCATCTTACAACCTTGCCGTCCTCAATATATGGAACAGCTATATTTAAAGTTTTCGTAACAGACATCACTATTCTCCTTTAAGTTTTTCGACCTCTGCCGAAAGTTCTTGAATTGCTTTAATTAACATAGGTATTACCGCTGTTGGGCCTACTCGTTGTCTTCCGTCTTTTGGGTCTTCTGACCACATATCAAAACCGTCTTTTAAATTATGCTTGTCTATGGCTTCCTTAACTTCTTGAGCGATAAACCCGTGTTCGTATTTATCAGTCTTATAGCGTTCTTCTGAACCTGCTACATGGGCATCTAGTTCTTCAGGTATATCTTTTTCCTGACGATATCTAAATGTTCTAGGTCTAAGGTCGTTAATAAACGATAATCCTATTTCTTCGTCTTTAATGTCCTCTTTAATCCTTACATCAGAAGGATTTGTCCATGTAGTCCCGCCAAAAGCACAAGACGTATCTGAGCTACCAGAGCCAAAAGTAAACGTATTAGCACCATTACCAACTACGTTATAGCCAATTATTGTCTCACTCGAAACACCAGCAGCACTTGGCCTAGCTGAAGCTCCAATAGAAATATTAAACCCTCCACCCACACTTTCTTGGTTTGCGGCTCTTCCGATACTTACATTATAAGTGCCTGTGGTTATGTAGTAACCAGCACCAGAACCGAGGGCCGTATTATAATTTCCCGTTGTAACATTAAGCATTGCGCTTGTACCGATAGCGTTGTTTTCCACTCCGTTACAGTTAGACAATGCGCTTGTACCAACCGCGACATTAGGACTTCCAGTGCTGCAATTTCCAAGTGAGCCGTAGCCAATTGCTACATTGTTGTTTCCTGTGGTTAGATTAGCCCCTGCTTCATGCCCAACATAAGTTCCTTGTACTGCCGTTGTTATATCAAAACCAGCTTTATAACCGACAGCGGTGTGACCTGTTCCTGTTGTGTTTGTAGCTAAGGCATAAGCACCGACAGCCGTTATTGCACCTCCTGTGGTGTTGCCGTTCATTGTATCTCTGCCAATCGCTACATTGTTTGTGCCAGTAGTGTTGCTAGTCAACGTGGCATATCCAACCGCTGTATTGTCTGAAGTACCAGTAGAAGCATCTAAGGAATAAGTACCAATAGCGGTGTTATAATTTCCTGTAGAATTAGCCGAAAGAGCCAAATAACCTATTGCAATATTTTCTGCTCCAGTGGTGTTGGCATCTCCAGTCAAATTCCCTATAAATGTGTTGTAACTTGCTGTGGTATTTGCCGCACCAGCATTAGATCCGATAAAAGTATTTGATGCGCCTGTTGTGGTAGCTGCTCCTGTATTCCAGCCTATTGCTGTATTGTTTGAGCCTGTTGTGACATCAGCTAATGAAGAAACTCCCATAGCAACATTTGCAAGTGCTGTAGTCATATCTGCTAAAGCAAAACTACCTATACCAACACTGCTATGACCAGTAGTGGCAGTCAGTAATGCCTGAAATCCCATAGCAGTATTGTTGTTTGAAGTAGTAGCAGACGATCCCGCCTGAAGACCAACAAAGGTATTCTGTGTTCCCGTAGTTAAAGCATCTCCAGCAAAAGCTCCAATTGCTGTGTTAAAAGAAGCTGTTGTAGCAGACATTAAAGCTGCATATCCAAGTGCGGTGTTTTTATCGCCTGTCGTATTGGCCGACAAAGTAGAAGAACCCAAGGCGGTGTTGTAACCTCCTGTAGTGTTCGCATCTCCTGACACATAACCTATAAACGTGTTAGCTGCGCCTGTAGTTACTGCCGCACCAGCCTCATATCCTATGGCCGTATTCTCTGTTCCCGTAGTCATAGCATATAAAGCGTTTTTACCCACAGCCACCGTGTCACTTATAGTAGTCGCTGTATATAATGCCGCTCTTCCAATAGCTACGTTGTCATCGCCAGTTGTAAAGTTCTCGCCAGCAGATGCTCCTAATGCCGTATTTCTATTTCCTGTTGTAGCGTCAACTAAAGCGTTATATCCAATTGCGGTGTTTTCATCACCATTAGCCGTATATGCAGCTTGATAGCCGATACCGACATTTTTAGTACCTGTCGTATTAGTAAACAAAGAATTTATGCCGACTGCGGTATTTTCTGCACCAGTAG